GGATTTTTGAAGCTGACGAAGTAATTGTAGCTACAGATGCTGATGAAAATGGCAAGGCTTTGAGGTTGGAGATTATTCATAGATTTGGTAAAGACATCTGTAAAGTTGTCAATTTCCCTAGAATTGATGCTTGGCAATGTAAAGATGCCAACGAGTGTTTGATAGAGTATGATACCAAAACATTACAAGAATGTATAGAGTATGCTGAAGAATTTCCTGTTCATGGTTTACATGGTGTAAAAGAATACCACGATAGTGTACAGAACATTTATGATGGTAAAGAACAAAAAGCATTATCAACTGGTTTCAAAGAGTTGGATAAAATATATAAAATTATGCCTAGTACTTTTAATTTAGTAACAGGAATACCAAACCATGGGAAAAGTAACTTTTTAGATCAAATACTTTTAAATTTAGCTGAAAATGAAAATTGGAACTTTGCAGTTTTTAGTCCTGAACATTCAACACCAAATCATATAAGACGTTTATTAGAGAAAAGATGTAGAAAACCTTTTGACATTGGTATGACTGCTCGTATTACACAAACTGAATTAAATGATGGAATACAATTTCTTGATGAACATTTTAGGTTTATAGAAAACACAGAAGAAATACCCAACATTGAATATATACTTACAAAGGCAAAAAGGGCTAAACAAAGGTTTGGAATAAATGGTTTAGTTATTGATCCTTTTAATCAAATTTCACCTGATAGGGATTATGCTAAAAGGGAAGACGAACACATTAGGGATATAATAGCTAAGTGTCAACAGTTTGCTCGTAACCATGAAATTGTTGTTTGGATGGTAGCACACCCACATAAACTTCAAAGAAACGATAGTGGAGTTGTTCCACCTCCAGACCTTTATCAAGTAAGTGGCTCTGCTCATTGGGCGAATATGAGTGATGTTGCTTTGGTTGTACATAGAGATTTTGAACAAAATTCAACTAGAATTATATCAAGAAAAATTAGAGAACAAGGTGTTTATGGACATATTGGTGAATGTTATTTTAATTTTAATTTAGATAAAAGAGTTTACGAGGAGGTTACTGACTATGAAAACTGAAATGATGGAGATTGATTTAATAATCCCATATGCAAGAAATCCTAGAAATAATACAACAGCAGTTGATTCTGTTGTAGCAAGTATTAAAGAATTTGGTTTTCAACAGCCTATAGTTTTAGATAAACTTCATACAATAATTGTTGGACATACAAGACACTTAGCAGCAAGACAGTTGGGTTTAAAAAAAGTACCTGTAGTAATAGCTGACAAACTAACAGACCCACAAATTAAAGCGTATAGAATTGCAGACAATAGGGTTAACCAAAATGCCACTTGGGATTATGATTTTTTAAAACTTGAACTAGAAGAAATACCTGATGAGATGTTGTTTACAACTGGTTTTGATAAAGGGGAATTAGATTTTATAAATAAAGGGTGGGAAACTGAATTAGACATACCAGAAAAAGATGGCGAAAACTTAGATGGTATCCTTGCAAATATAAAAGTACAATTAAGCCAAGACGAAAAAGATGTAGCCACAGACACTATTAAAAAAGCATTAGATGATTTAGGCATTGAATATGAAGTTAAATGATTTAAAACTAAGTTGTCTTGCAGCATATCCTTATATGTCACCTCCTACAGTTGATATGCTGAATAGAAATAAAGATAATTTAAGGTTTTTATTAGACTCCGGTGCATTTACAGCATGGAAAGCTGGCAAGCCAATTGCACTAGATGATTACTGTAAATTTCTAGATACATTACCTTTTAAACCATGGCGATATTTTACACTTGATGTTATTGGCGATCCTAAAAATACGTTAAAAAATTACCAAACAATGCTTGATAGAGGATATAAGCCTGTCCCAATTTTTACACGAGGTGAAGACATATCTGTACTAGAGGACTATTATAAAACAAGTGATGTTGTTGGTATTGGTGGGTTAGTTGGTACACCAAAGAACAAAGGTTTTATAAATGGCATAATGAAATACGTTGGTAAACGTAAAGTACATTGGCTAGGATTTACAAACTTTGAATATATAAAATATTATAAACCTTATATGTGTGACAGTTCCTCTTGGTTAACTGGCTCAAGGTACGCTTCTTTTAAATTATATTTAGGACATGGTAAGTTTGCTAAACTTGCAAAAAAGTTTTTTATAGATACACCAAACTTTATTAATGGTGACGAAAGACGTATATTTGATAGAATAGCACAACTAGGCTTTGATAAATTTGAACTTACAAAAAACACAGGTTGGATAGGTGGTAAGAGTTTAGTTCGTAATTTGTGTGCTGCAAGTTATGTTTGTTTATCACTTGATATAGAAAAAAATTTAAAAACTTATTTGTTTCAAGCAGCATCAAATAAACAAGATTTAGAAATGTTAGTAAATAATTTTAACAATGTGAAAGGTATGTATACAAAATGAAAAAAGCAATGGTTATATTGTCAGGAGGACAAGATTCAACAACTTGTTTATTTTGGGCATTAGAAAATTATGATCAAGTTGAAGCCATAACATTTGATTATGGTCAAACACATATTATAGAAATTGATGCAGCAAAAAAAATAGCAGAGATGGCAAATGTATTACATTATACAGTTTCAGTGCCTAACATTTTAAGGTCAAGAAGTCCTTTAACTGATGAAAGTGTAAAACTAGAAACATATAATAATTATGAAGAAATGGACAAAATTATAGGTGACAGGGTTGAATTAACCTTTGTTCCTATGAGAAACGCTTTCTTTATAACATTAGCTGCAAACTACGCTTTACATAATGATATATATACTTTGGTAACTGGTGTTTGCCAACAGGATAATGCAAACTATCCTGATTGCAGGGAATCATTTATTAAAAGTCAAGAAAAAACAATTAACGAAGCATTAGGTATAGATAATTTTAAAATTGAAACTCCTTTAATAAATATGACAAAAGCTGAATCAATAAAGTTAGTTAATGGTTTAGCAATGTTTGGTCAAAATAAATGTTTAGATGCGTTGGCTTATTCTCACACCTGTTATTCTGGTGTATATCCACCTTGTGGTGAATGTCACTCTTGTGTTTTAAGAGCTTATGGTTTTGAACAAGCTGGAGTTGATGACCCATTAATAGTAAGAAGTATAGAGGAAGCCGACAATGACTAAAGCAATTAAACAAAGAATTATAATGAATGGTGGTTTGTTTAAAGCAAACGATAATATCTCAGAGCATTTAGTTGATGGAGATATTGATAAAATAAGAAATAATGTAAAAGAAGCTGTAGTTAATTTATTAGATGCTTTAATCATTGATGTTGATAACGATCACAATACAAATGAAACAGCTAAAAGAGTTGCAAAAATGTATGTTGATGAAATATTTAAAGGTCGTTATCAAGCAAGACCAATGATTACTAAATTTCCAAATTCAAAACAATTAGATGAGATATATACAGTTGGACCTATAACGATAAGATCAATGTGTAGCCATCATTTTGTACCTATAATTGGTAAAGTTTGGGTTGGTATTATTCCAAGTAATGAGTTAATGGGTTTGTCAAAATTTAATAGGATTGTTGATTGGGTAGGAAGTAGACCTCAAATTCAAGAAGAAACAGTAGTACAAATAGCAGACGAAATTGAATCATTAATTAAACCAAAAGCCTTAGGAGTTATTATGAAAGCAAATCATATGTGTATGACATTACGAGGAGTTAAAGATAATGACTGTAGTATGACAACATCAGTTATGAGAGGTTTGTTTTTTGAAAACAACAATGCTAGGCAAGAACTTTTGAGTTTAATTAGATGAAATATATATCTACAAAAACTTATCAACAAATAGCACCAGTAGCCTATAGACAATGGAAAGCCGATAGTCATTGTAATAAAATACATGGTTATGCTTTATCGTTTTATTTTGAGTTTGAGGCAACAACATTAGATGCTAGAAATTGGGTTATGGACTTTGGTGGTTTAAGACCTTTAAAAGACAAGTTAGAAGAATGGTTTGATCATACATTGTTATTAGCATTAGACGATCCAAACTATAATGATATTAAAAAACTAGGCGAACTTGGTTTAGCTAAAATAACAGAAGTTGAAAAGACAGGGTGCGAGGGTATTGCAGAGTTTTTGTATGAGTATGTAAATACAATCTTTTTGCCCAGCTATGGCGAGCAGGATAGAATATGGTGTAGACGAGTTGAGGTAAGGGAGACTGATAATAATATGGCTTATATAGAGGGAAAAAGACATGATATTAACACCGAATGACACTGATAAATACGACATATTAACTTGGTCTATGTTTGATTTAATGATTGCAGAGATTACAGATTCATTAAAGGAAACAAACATTGACGCAATATATGGACAGCCTAGAGGTGGTTTACCAATAGCAGTTGCTTTAAGTCATACACTAGAAAAACCTTTAGTAACGGACATTAAGTTTATTAAAGATATGAAAAAAATGGGTAAAAGTGTTTTATGGGTTGATGACATTGTAGATACAAAAAAAACATTTAATGAAAGCAAAGAAGATTTTACTCATTTTGTTAGTTGGGTATCAAGGGTTAATATATATGGTTTACTACATATAAGCACGTCAAATAAATGGGTAATTTTTCCTTGGGAAACTTTTAGTAATGCAGAGCAAGATAAAGAAAATTATATAAAGAAAAGAACAGTTGAGGGATATATTGAGTGATTAACAAAGAGTATTTATATTCAGAGATATTTGATTCAATACAAGGTGAAGGAACCTATACTGGTGTACATACACTATGGTTAAGGTTTTTTATGTGTAACTTACAATGTAATGGTTTTGGACAAATTGATCCAACTAAGCCAGAAACTTATGAATTACCTTTTCAGGAGTACGATTTAAGTAAAGTTAAAAGAGTTGAGGACTTGCCTGTATGGGATAAAGGTTGTGATAGTTCTTATACATGGTCAAAAAGATTTAAACATTTAATGAGTAAAGGCACACCAAAACAAATAGCTGAACGTATTATTGACACAGCTAAAACTGAAACCAACCCTGATGGTTTGTTTAAACATCCAATATCAAAACAAAAATCTGATATGTGTTTTACAGGAGGAGAGCCATTAACAGCTAATGGGCAAACAGCTAGTATAAATATACTTAAATACTTTAATGATATTATTAACTTGCCAAGGTCTGTTACATACGAAACAAATGGTACCAGAAAGCTTAATAGCGACTTCATACAGTTTTGGGAAAATACACATTATTATGAATTGTTTTTTTCTGTAAGTCCTAAGTTATGGACAGTTGCCGGAGAACAAAGACAAAAAGCAATATTACCTGAAGTTGTAGCCACATATTATAAATTAAGTACTAGAGGGCATTTAAAGTTTGTATTAGGTAGTAAGACAGAACAATGGGACGAAATGGAAGAAGTTTTACAGATGTATAGAGATGTAGGTATTGATTATCCTGTATATATTATGCCTGTAGGAGCAAGAGAGGAAGAACAAGTTGAGAGTGCAGGAAAAATTGCAGAAATGGCTTTTAAAAGAGGTTATAATGTTTCAGCAAGAGTTCATGTATATTTATTTGGCAATGCGATAGGAACATAGAATGCTTACATTAGAAGGATATGAAG